TCCAAAGATGCGGATGGGAGAATTCTCACAGTTACAAAGTAATGTGGTGGATGCAGACCATGATGATCACCCAATCATTGACTATGGCCTGAATGGTAGCCTTCCTGAAGCAAAGGGCGCATTCGCTCCTTCGATGATCGTCGAGCCTGCTAATGAGTTTACTGATAAGCCTAATGAACAAGTGCAGGACGAAGAGTTTGTGAGCAATGGAACCAAGCCTTCCACCGGTAAGATCATTGAGGACGACGAATTCTAAACCTTATTCATTCAAAGTCAAAGTAAAAAGTCATGACAGAAAATAGCCAGGTGGCCATTATAGAAAATTCTCTTGAAGTCCTAAAAACCGGACCGAAGATTCTGACTGATAACCAATCAAGAAAAGATAAGGCGCTCACAGTTGGAAGAAATATTCTTTCTGCCATCGAGAGCAACGGCATGAGCCCGGAAATAGATGATCGCGCAATGAAGTATCTGGCGAACATCAGCACAGCGAATAAAGAAATGAAAGAAAGCCGTGCTGCAGTTACACAGATTATGGACCAGTTGAAAAAAATGTATACAGAAGTCGAAAACGAACTGGATACAAAAAAGCCTGGTACCATCCCTGCGCAAATACAATCACATCGTGATCAATATGCAAAGGATATTGCCGCTGAGCAGGAGCGTAAGCGTAAAGAAGCGGAGCGCGCAGCCGCCAAGGCAAAGGAAGCAATTGAAATAAAGTCACAGGCTGAAGTGACCCTTTCAGGAATTGCAAATGATCTCCTGCTTTCCGCTAAAACACGAATGAATACCGCCTTTAATGCTATCACTCTTGCCACGTATCAGGAAAAGGAAACAAATCTACGTGCATACATTCCCAAAATTGATATTACGTGCCCATCTAAACTCTCTGTAGTTATTTCCCTTCATTCAGTCGATGAGACCAAGGCTTTGATTGAAGGGGTGTATGAAGAAAAAGCCGGCGTCCTTATTACATCGGTCAATGATCAGCTTTCAAAGTTTCGTGATGAATTGATTGAAAAACTTCCCTCCAAGAAAGCCGAGCTGGTCGAAGCAAAACGATTAGCAGATGAAGCTGCGGCTGCAGCTGAGGCCGCAAGGATTGCTGAAGAGCAACGCCAAGCTGAAATAGCAAAGGCAAGTGCAGCACAGAAGAAGAAGCTCGAAGAAGAAGCTCGTATTGCACGTGAACAGGAGGAATTGAAACAAGCTGAATTGAAAAAACAGCAGGCTGCGGCTGATGCTGAGAGAAAACGTCGTGAAGAAGAAGAATCAGCAAGGATGGCAGCGGAGGCAGAAGAAGCGCGGAAAAAAGCTGAGCAGGAGGCGGAGATCAAAAAACAGGGTGATCAAACAATGGTAATGTTTGAGCAAGAAGCGGCAATTGCCGATACCACGCCAAAACCAGAAACGAGAGAAGGATATGAGATTACAGTCCTTCACCCCGTGGGCTTTACACAAATTTTTGCGCTATGGTTTGAGAACGAAGGAAAGAATCTACCTGTTGACAAAATCGGAAATACCAAACTGGACCAAATGAAATCCTGGGCGGAGAAACAGGTACATAAAAATGGTACCAGAATCGATAGCAAGTTCATCAAATACGAGGCAACCTATAAAGCAATCAATAAGAAGGCTAAGTAATGTCCATTGTAAAGGATCCATATTATTCACGTCCGGAGGTTTCCAATTCAGAACTCAGTTGGTTGGAAAAGTATTGGCTACCCCAAAATATTGTGGTTGACCTGGAAGCGGCATACAGATTTGGAAGCCTCCTGGATGCGATGATCACTGAACCCGGGCAAGTGAACCATTTCAAATACACGGTTTCCGGTGAGCAATTCACCAGGGAAGAGTTTGAGAAAGCGGCATCAATGAAACGCGCATTCTTCGCCGATCCTTTTTGCAAAAATCTCGCTGCTCAAAGTGAAATGCAAAAGGTCAGTGTAAAAAAAGATTGGCTGATCAACTATGAGGGATTCGAATTCAAACTTGATGTGCGATGCAAATGGGATTTCTTTCGATCAGATATCGATCTATCGGGCGATTTGAAATCCACTGCGTGTACAACACAAAAAGCCTTTGAGCAGTCGATCATTCATTTCAACTATGACAGGCAAGCTGCATTCTACATGGATATCGAAAGCAAAAGCAACTTCATTTTCATCGGAGTGAGCAAGGAACAACCATATAAAATTTTTAAAGTTCCAGTGAAGAGAGGCGGCGAACTATACAACAGCGGAAAGGCAAAGTACCAGGAACTCGCATTTAGGTACTGGTACTTATTTGGAAACTTAAAAATGGCAAGCTGATGAAATATTTGACAGAAGATATAACAGGGCATGCGTCGGGAATTAAATATGGTAAGAAGGGAGATGCAGTTAAAGAGGTCGGCGTTGGCGGAGAACTGTCGCTTGTTGAAGGCAACGGCCATCGGTTTTATGTCAGGCCTGAACAATTATCTGAGGATGCTCCAGTAGAGATCAAAACGCCACTCGAACCGATAAAGCAGCCGGCACCCGTTCCAGAAAGGAAACAATACGCCAAACCGCCGAAAGGTAAAACGCCCGGGGTATCACCAAAACAAACAAATCTATTCTAAACAACTATAACTTATGAACGACGTAAAAATCAAGAAAGCCAAAATCAAAGAGGATCTGTTCCTTGAAGTAGAGTATTCAGAACAGTTGCCTGGCCATAGCCGCAAGGATACCAAGCTCTCCTGCACGGTGCCTATTCATGATGATCTGAAAACAGCCTTCGCTAAACTGCACGTTCACCTGGCTATCCTGTGTGATGAAGTGAAACTGCCAAAACCTAACCAGTTTGAAGATGCCGTTTATGACGATTTCAGTGTCCGCGGCTTTTCTATTGGCGGAAACGATGAGAACACCGGTGTAACGATCAATGGAGCAAAAGAAGGAAAGTATGGCATAGTAAATCTCAACACTCCCTTTACCAAATACGAATCTTCTGAATACCCATACATCTCGGAACTGGCTCAAGCGGTTCATGAGTGTGAACACGAAGTGATGCAATATCTCTTCGAAGGTAAAAGGGCTCCAGAGCAGCAAATGGAGATGGAGTTCGGTGAAGAAGAAGAGACGGTAGAACAGGATTAATCACTGACAAGTTAAATAGCAATGCTCGACATCGTAGAAGTAAATAACGGCCTCGAAGTAAAATTCGCCTATAAGCCATGGCTGGTAGACGGTATCAGAAAGATACCTGGTGCCCGCTTCAATGGAGCGCATAAGCACTGGTGGATTCCTGAGAATAGCCGTGATGCTTTTATGAACTGGGCGGGAAGGTTTGGACCAACTGTAAAGAAAGCTGAAGTTGAAGTTGGTGAGATAGATCCCTTGCCAGAACTGGATATTGATTTGTCAGATATTATCTATCACCGGGAAAGAAAAGCTCAGGGCCTTTCGTACGCGCTATTCCCCTACCAGTTGAACGGTATTGCATACGGCGTTAGGAATAAGCGGTTGATCAATGGTGATGATATGGGCCTTGGAAAGACAGCACAGTCTATTGCCACGCTTGTGGCGGGTGGAGCGAAATGTATCCTGGTCATTTGTCCTGCAACACTCAAAGAAAACTGGAAAAGAGAATGGAAGATATGGGCGGGTAAGGAAGCGATCGTTTTAAAGGACAGCGTGAAAAGCACCTGGCCTCAGTATTACAAGGTCGGTATGTGCAATGTCTTTATCTGTAACTACGAATCTTTAAAGAAGTTTTTTGTAGAAAGTATCGATCAGCCGATAGATCCTGAAACGGGAAAGCCAAAGCCGCTGCGCCTCAATCATATCAAGTTTCGCGAGACAATTGATTTGTTCGATGCGGTGATCATTGATGAATTGCACCGCGCAAAAGACGGACGCCGGCAACTTTCCAAGTTCTGTATGGGCATCACAAAGGGAAAGCAGTGGGTACTCGGACTTACCGGTACGCCTGTGGTAAATAAACCAAAGGATCTGATCAGCCAGCTCCACATCATCGGTCACTTGCAGACGCTCGGTGGGTATAAACATTTCACGGACCGCTTTTGCCAGGGCATGAATGAAGCCAGCAATTTAAAAGAGCTTAATTACCTACTCCACAAGAACTGCTTTTATCGAAGGCTAAAAAAAGATGTTCTGCATGATCTTCCTGATAAGATGCGCTCGATCCTAAAAACCGAGATCAACAACCGCGCAGAGTATGCAAAGGCTGAAAATAACTTGATTGCATACTTGAGAGATAACCTTAAGAAAACTGAAGGTGAGATCACGGTTGCACTTAGAGGTGAAGCAATGGTGCTCATTGGAATTTTAAAGAAGCTATCAGCCAGGGGAAAGATTGACGCCATGGTTGAGCAAATAGAAGAAGTAGTGGAAGGTGGTGAGAAGATCATTGTGTTTGCATGGCACAAGGATATCGTTCGTGAGATCAGGGAGCGTATTCCTGGAGCGGTAACAGTAGTCGGTGACAACTCGATGGATGAAAGGCAAAGAGCGGTTGATGCGTTCCAGAATGATCCAAAAGTGCAGGTCATTATCTGTAACATTCAAAGCGGTGGCGTTGGAATCACCCTTACCGCATCTTCCCGGGTTGCATTTATTGAGCTTCCCTGGCATCCTGCACATGCTGACCAGGCAGAAGATAGAGCATGGAGAATTGGTCAGAAAAACAGCGTGCAATGTACTTACCTGCTTGGCGAGGGAACAATAGACGAATACATCTATGACATCATTGAGAAGAAAAGAAGCATAGTTGCCCAGGTAACCGGTGCAGAGAATGAAGTTGAAACAAGTGTGATAGATGACTTCATACACCTGTTCTCCAAACAAAAATGTGCATGAGGATAAAAAGAAACCTAATTGAAAAACTTGAAAAACTGAATTGAACGTGTACAAGCCAACAGCAAAAGGATATTTTTCGGGATGTGGCGGGATGGAAGTGGGTTTCATGCAAGCCGGCGTGAAGATGGTTCAAAGCCTCGATCTCGATCCGGATGCAACTAACTGCATGATGGATAACCCTGCCTACTTCGATCATTCTGTTTTGCAAAAAGACATTAAGAGTATTACAGTTGCAGAGCAGACCGAAACGGATATCATCATAGGGACATACCCTTGCACAAAGTATTCTCCAATAGCTGACATACATGGTACAAGAACAGGAGATGATTTATTTCTACATTTCTTCAGACACATTGCCATTGAGAGGCCGGAAATGTATGTAGTGGAGAATGTGCCAGGCATGAGAAAGTTTAAAGTGGTGATGGAAGCAATGACCAAACTACCCGATTATTTCGTCAATGTTTTCTGTCCGGTTAAAGCGGAGAATTGGTTGCCCCAAAGAAGGGACAGGTTAATTCTTATTGGAACTCGCAAACCTTTCTTTATTCAGCCGCCCGTATTCGTAAGAACGCAAAGGTTAAAGGATATCGTAGAATCAAATCCTGAAGTGGACATGCCGGACTATGTGATTGCAAGAATCAAAGGCAAGTATAGAGATAAACCGATTGTAGTAGATCCTTTTCAGCCTGGAGCAGTTGCCCCTACCTGCGTTGCCCACTATTCAAAGGACCTAAGCACACGGCTTGTAAAGGATAGTAAGTCGAAACACGGTGTAAGACCATTTTCAATAAGAGAATACGCAAGGCTGCAAGGCTTTCCCGATGATTTCAAATTCCCCAATACGAGAGCTGCATATAAACTAATCGGAAATGCTGTCCCGCCTCCAATGGGAAGGTGGGCAGGTGAACAAGCAATGAAATATTTCAATTAAAGAAGCAATGAAGAACCAACAATCATACAACGACTTTCTAACCTCCAAGATAAAGATTGCTGAAAAGCACGGCCTAAAGAGAACGCCTGTTCAATTGCATGATGCTCTCAGGCCTGATCAAAAGGAAATAGCCTGCTGGCTACTTGAAAGAGGATCCGGATTGGCTGCACCTGACGCCGGCTACGGTAAAACGAGAATTGCCATTGAAGTATGCCGACAGTTGATCCTTGAATATGGAGG